ACGGCCTCTGCAAATGAAGCAGTGCCGCGATATAGGAGCCCTGCGCGCATTCGCGAGGCTCCGGGCCGCCGAGTTCAACAACCTGACGACATACCTACGGGAGTCGCGGGATGAAGAGCTCGAGAGCTTGAAGCGCGCACGCAATCTGGATGACATGGCTCGCTCACAGTCGGCGATCGATGTCATCGAACAGGTTTTGAAGTACGTCGCTGAGGGCGAAACCCTGGCGGCGAAGTATCAGAAATAAGCGCACGGCCGACCTCCGAAGGGGCCAAGCGAATTCAACCATTTGTCCGCTGACCGTAGAGCCGGAGCGGGGGAGAAGTAGACATGGGATTGCCACGCGCAGTTCAGGAAGCAGCAGACGCAGCAGACGCCTTGGCGGCACAGATGGTCGGCGACCCGAGCGGTAACTCGGAGCCTACACCCAACGAACCCCAGGAGCCTGCCCCGCAGACGCCCCCGGAACAGCAGCCGGTAACCCCGGCGCCGGAGCATAAGCCGGTCGATTGGGAGCACAAGTACAGCACGCTGAAGGGCATGTTCGACGCGGAAGTACCGCGCCTGAACGCGCAGAACCGAGAGCTTCGAGAGTCGCTCACGGCCATGCAGAACCAGATCGCGCAGCTGCAAGCCCCCAAGGAACTGCCCAAGGCCCCGACGCAATTGATCACTGACCAGGACCGCGAGTCATTTGGACCGGACCTCGTCAACCTCATCGAACGCGGCGTGCAGCAGGCGACAAGCCCCCTGCAGTCCGAGAACGAGCGGTTGCGAGCCGAACTGGCCCAGGTGAAAGCGAACGTCGGCAGTGTGGCGCAACAGACCGCGGAGCAGGCCGAAGCTGCCTTCTACGCTGATCTGGGGCGCGCAGTACCGAGCCTCGTGCAGACGAACCAGGACCCTGAGTTCATCGCATGGCTGAGTGAGGTGGACCCGATCTACGGCTTGCCGCGCAAGGTTGCGCTGGATAACGCCGCGGATCGCCGGGATGTCGCGCGCACCGCGAACATCTTCAACGCCTACCTCGCCACGAAGGCGCCGGTGCAGCAGGCCACACCGCCGAAGAACGATCTCGCGCGACAGGTCGCCCCCGCCCGCACGCGTCAGAGTGCGCCGCCGGAGACCAAGCAGACGCTGATCTGGGACACCGCGTCCATCAATCAGTTCTACGAGGACCTCCGCCGCGGCCACATTCCGACCGACGAGGCGGCTCGCTTGGAAGCAGATCTCCAGGCAGCCGTAGCTGAAGGCCGAGTGCGTTAGCACGTTAGCCCGGTTCGGTTGCCTGGTTCACCCCATCTTTTTAGGAGAGCACCACCATGGCAACCGTAACCCCGGGCGCAGTCTATCCGATCAACGCTGGCGGCTTCAACAGCCCGGCCGGTCAAGTCGCCTACGGCGGCACGGCTTACAGCGGCACCTTCATCCCGGCGCTCTGGTCCGGCAAGCTCGCGCAGAAGTTTTATGCAGCCACTGTATTCGGCGAAATCGCGAACACCGACTGGCAGGGTGATATCAGCCAGATGGGCGACACGGTGATCATCAACACGATCCCGACGATCAACATCTACAACTACTCGGTCGGCCAGTCGCTGAATTACGACGTGCCGGCGCCCTCGACGATCACGCTGCAGATCAACAAGGGCAAGTACTTCGGCGTCAACGTCAACAACGTCCTCGAGCTTCAGTCGAAGCCGAAGCTGATGGACATGTTCACCAACGACGCGTCGATGCAGATGAAGATCACGATCGACAAGGACGTCCTCGGCGGCACGTTCAACGGCGGCTCGGCGACCAACATGGGCGCAACGGCCGGCAAGATCTCGGGCGCGTACAACCTCGGCACCGACACGGCGCCGGTGGCCCTGACCGCGGCGAACATCCTGCAGATGATCACGTCGCTCTCGAGCGTGCTCGACGAAGCGAACGTGCCGGAAACGGACCGCTGGCTGATCCTCACGCCGACCGAGCGTCAGCTGTTGATGCAATCGAACCTGGCGCAGGCTCAGTTCATGGGCGACGGCCAGTCGATCCTGCGTAACGGCCGCATCGGCCAGATCGACCGCTTCACGGTCTACGTCTCGAACCTCACGCCGCGCGCGGCTGCGGCTCAGAACTGGACGGGCGGCGCAGCGGGTGGCACGGCCAAGCGCCACGCGATCATCGCAGGCCACAAGTCGGCGATCAGCTTCGCCTCGCAGATCGCGAAGGTCGAGTCGCTCCAGAACCCGAACGACTTCGGCAACCTGGTCCGCGGACTGAACATCTACGGCTACGGCGTGACGCAACCGGACTCGCTCGCGACGCTCGTCGCAGCGGGCTAATTCGGCGGCCCGGGGCAACCCGGGCTTCTTCACGCACAGGAGTAGAGATGACTTACGAAAACAAGCTGGTCCAGGCCGGCATCTGGGACAGCACGGCGAAGACGCTCGCCGGCGGCGATATGGGCTCCGCGCTCATCGCCACGGGCACGACCCAGGCCACGGCCCTGCCGATCGTCAACGACATCAACATGTTCGCGACGGTCGCGGCGAGCTCGGGCGCGGTCCTGCCGAGCTTCGGTTCGGCGTTCGTGACGGTGTTCAATGGCGGCGCCAACTCGCTCGCGGTATATCCGCCGGTGGGCGGCACGGTCAACGGTGCATCGGTGAACACCGCGTTCGCAGTCGCCGCGGGAAAGAGCACCACGTTCATGTCGCCGGACGGCGTCACGTGGGTCGCGCAGCACTCGGCGTAATCACGTAGCGCACCTGCCTCCTGGTGGGTGCGCGCGTTCTTCTGAATGAGCATATGGGCACCATCACCTGCAAGCAGATCATCGACAAAGTCGCCACCCAGCTGCTGGATAACACCAACACCCGCTGGACGCGCATCGAACTGCTCGGCTGGTTGAACGATGGGCAGCGCGCCATTGTGCTGATTCAGGCGAATGCCTCCTCCATCACCACGACGCTGCAGCTGGTGCAGGGATCGCGCCAGCAGCTGCCGGCCGACGCACACCTGCTGCTAGACATCTACCGCAACATGGGCCCCACCGGCGTCTCGCCGGGCCGCGCGGTGCGTCTGGTCTCGCGTACGGTGGTCGACGCGCAGGACCCGTATTGGCACACCATGACGGGCGCCGCGGTCGTGCAGAACTACATCTACGACGTGCAGGACGCGCAGGCGTTCTACGTCTACCCCCCGTCGAACGGCAACAACACGATAGAGCTCAATTACTCGCGCGTGCCTGTCGACATCACCGACGAAGCCAAGCCAATCGTCATCAACGACGTGCTGCAGACCGCGCTCGTGGATTACATCCTCTACCGCGCGTGCGCGAAGGATGCCGAGTTCGCTGGCACCCAGCAGGCCGCCCAGTACCTGTCGACTTTTATGGCGCAGATGGGCAAGGAGGCCGAGCAGGAGGCGGTGAACAACGTCAACCAGCAGCTGGGCAAGGGTAACGCCCAGCCCGTTCCGGGAGCTAACTCGTGAGCGAACAGTACGGCTACACGGTCGGCTATGAAAAGTTCCTGAACGAGGTCATGCCGTTCGTGCCGAACGTGCCTGAGTTCGTGGCGATCAACGCCATCCGCAACGCGTGCATCGAGTTCTGCAACGAGACGCGCTACGTGCAGGTCGACGCTGACCCGTTCACCGGCGTGAAGGACGTGCCGAACTACCAGATCGACACGCCCCCCGACACCGCGTTTCTCGACGTGGTCGAGGGCTGGTACAACAACCTGCTGCTCATCCCGAAGTCGGTCGACGAGCTCGCCTCGATCTATCGCTCGCTTGACTGGCGCACGCTCGACGGCACGCCGGCGTACATCACGCGCGTGATCCAGCCCGAGATCATCCTCGTGCCAATGCCCAGCGTCACGCTCCCGAATGCGCTCACCTTGCGCATTGCGCTTTCGCCCACGCGCGACAGCACGACGATTCAGGGCCGGGTGTGGGAGCACTACGCCGAGACGATCGGCAAGGGTGCCCGCGCGCGCCTCTATATGACCCCCGGCCAGCCGTACTCGAACCCCAGCCTCGGGATGCAGGTGCGACGAGAGTTCATGCTCGAGATGTCACGCGCCCGCAGGAAGATGGAGAAGGGCCTGGGCCGCGCGGATCTACGCATTCAATTCACGGGGTTCGTATGAGCACCATCGCAACTATCGACCTGACGCAGGGCGACAACCTGCCACTCGTGACCTGCACGCTGACCGACACATCAAACGGCTTCCCGATTGACGTGTCGGCCGCCGCCGTCACGGTCTACTTCCGCCCGGTCGGCGCGATAGCCAACCCGGACGGCACGCCCGCGGGCACGCCGCTCCTTTGCACGAATGTGAACAACGGCACCGATGGCGTCGTGTCGTTCTATTTCGCGGGCGACTGCACGAAAGTTCCTCCAGGACTCTACGAAGGGCTCGTGCAGATCATGCAGCCGGGGTCGCTGCGCATGACCGTGAAAGACAAGTTCTCCTTCCGCGTGAGGCCCGCATGACGGCGCCGACGCAGCATAAGTACGTCGAGGCCGGCGCGACCTGCGTAGCGCAACCGCATGCAGCCGCTGCTGTGGCGACGTACGAGAAGGTCGTATGCACCGCACAAGTTGTGCAGATGAGCGCGGCCGACGAGCTCGCGTTCCTCGCCACCCATTTCTGAGGAGTCGTTCATGGCATTACCCGGCACGATGGAGCAGGCAGTCCTGAATCACATTCTGGGTGTCTCCACGCTCACGAAACCTACCACGGTCTATATGGCCGCGTTCACGACCACGCCAACGCTGCCGGGCAATACCGGCGGCGTCGAAGTCTCGGGCGGCTCGTACGCGCGCCAGGCGGTCACCTTCACGGTCTCCGGCACAGGCCCGGCGGTCGCCTCCAACGGCGCCGTGACGTTCCCGACTGCCACGGCGTCGTGGGGCACCATCGTTGGTGTCGGTATCTATGACGCGGTCTCGGGCGGCAACCTGATCGACGCGGGCGCGCTCGCTGCGTCCAAGGCGATTGGCACGAGTGACGTGTTCGCAGTGCCGGCGGGCAGCTACACGCTCTCGCTCACGTAATCGACAATGGGCACGCTCACCGGCTCGAACACGATTCTAGCCGGCACCGAGGTCTTTAATCTCTCGTCGCCGGCGCAGACTGACTGGATTCAGTTCCCGCAGTCAGCGACCGCCGTGAACCGGAGGTCGGGCGGTGGCTCGACCATTGGACTGCCGACGCTGGTCGGCTCGGGCCTGACGTGGACCGGCTACACGGACGGTCCGACGATGACGTGGACCGATGGCACACCCACGGCCTCGGCGACGGCGCTTGCGGGCGGTGTCTACGCCGACACCATGACAGGCACCGGGCAGGGTATCCAGATCGTCGCGCCTGCTGACACGACCAGCCGCACGCTCACGATCTACTGGGCGATGTACTCCGGGCAGGGCACGCTCACCGCGACGCTCTCGGACGGCAGCGCAACAGCCTACACGGTATCGCCCACGGC